TCAAACGCTACAGGGGACAGGTCGCCAGTTGATCCACTCCTGCCCACCTATGTGGTGATTGGCGTAGAGGCCGTTGGATCGATTGCCCACTGCCAGATTGAACTGCACGATATGGCGCGGTACCGGCTTGGGATAATCGCTTCCGTTGCGGCCGTAGCCGCCTGCCTTGAAGCCTGCGCCATTGCCCAGCGGGGTGAATGCGCTGTCGTACCCGTTGTAGAACGACCAGTTGTGTTGCAGGGTGACTGCGGCAGCGGCATTGATCAGGTCGAAGCCATCGCCGCTGTTGAACCATGCGCGGCTGCCTTCGATGAGGTTTCCGGTGCTTCCCGCAAGCGTCGGGTGCACGCTGAAACCGTCGATATTTCCATCGGAAAAGGCATTGAGTCCACGGTTGTTATAGGCATCGACGTTGTGTACCAGGTTGTCGCTGCCCGAAACCAGGTACCAGCCGATCGCCTGGCCGTCGTGGATCGCCAGATTCTCTAACAGGTTGCCGTTGCCGCGGTCAACGCGGAATGCTTCGGACTGGGTCAGGCGGTCTGCAATGGTGATCGGCACACCCACCAGCTCGAATCCGCGAAAGACGCAGTTGTCGCTGGCCACCCGGAATGCGGCCACGCGCAGGCCGGTGGGCGTCACCGCAGAGACCGGCCGCTCGTTGGCGACGTTGACATAGGCGATGCCGGGCTTGGTGATCTCATTGACCACGACGTAGGGCTGCCGCACCACGCTGATGTCGGCGCTGGTCAGGCGATAGGTGCCGCCGCGAAGCCGGTGGGTGAGACGTACCAGTCAGCGGCCACGGCGGTGCAAGGTGGCACGCAGGCGGCAACGGCGATCGCCACGATGGTGCAGAGAGAGATTAATCGGATGTCCCTGATGTAGTGCATAAAATTGGCTGCGTGCCACACTTGACCCGGCATGGCGCAAGCCGCGAGGCGCGCAGCCTGCGGGAACCGGTTCGCGCTCGCCAGTGGTTGTGCTCGGTTCTGCTACGGCGGTTTACGTTTCGATGTGCCGCAACGCAGAAGTGTGCAAACGGGACATAGGTATCTGACGTACCTTCTTCACTCTGCGCCAGTTCGTGATCACCAGCGAGGCGCAGGCTCTCATTACGCATGTGCCGATCTACATTCGGCGGGCCATCGTCGCCAGGGTCGCGTGATAACAGCAGCAAGCAGTGCTAGCAGAATCTTGACATAATATAAATTATGCGAAATGCGAAATCGTACTGTTGACGCTGCTTTGCACTGTCACGGCCTATTACTGCCGGTCACTCCACAGGAAGCGGACTGGACAATGACGGTTGACACCTACGAGCGCGTAGACCTGACCGGCCCTTGGGCCGGTTTTGGTTTTCAAGGACATCGATTCTTCACACCAGAAAATTACGACATCGATCCGTGCGGCATGCGGTACTGGGCACTGACCTGTGCCATCGCACGGGAGTGGTCGCTGATGATGTCTGAGGAACGCAATGCGCGCTCGGCGAACCCACGAACGCCTACTGCTACAAGGTCTCCGGGTTCGCGTTTGTCTCAAAGCGCAGAAGTGATCTACCTGCGGGACGTACTCCGGCGCAGGCGTGAAAAGCGGTCATCAATGGTGGATGGCGCGGGGTCCGCCGATAGAGCGCGGGTGGTCCGGCACACGCGTAGGCCACGAGGTCCACGGCGCGGGTGAAGCGTTGTCCGTAGGGGCGATGCCCCTACACCCCTACAATGCCGGCTCATCTTCATGGGGGCCGTATGAGCTACAGACCGCAGAACAACCACGACGGGCTATGGTGGGAAATCGCCCTGGGCATCTTTGTGGGCCAGCTGATGACCGCAGCATTTGCCGGCGTGGTGGCGCTGTGCCTGGGCTACTTCACCCTGCGCAGCATCAGCGCAGCGCTACCGACAGTCGCGCCACAACCGCTATACACACCCCGATCCCAGCGCGCAGAGCCGCCAACGCTGCAACTGCGACCACTGGAATCGGACGAGCGATGCATTCAGCACAAACGATTCCGCAGACTGTCGAACGGCTGGCAGGAGTTGCCAAACGATCCATGCTAGAAATTAGACTTTCGTGACGCGTCACGTATGCGTCGATAGAGAATAATTTTCGTGACGCATCACGATTTCATTTCATGAGCGCGCATGCGCAGATCAGCAAGCAATGCAAGCGCGGTGTTGGCCTCGCCCTTCGCGAAAGCATAGCGCAGCGAGTCGATAGCAGCCGCAATAGACGCCTCCTTCTCAGGCTGGCCGATATAGGCCATTGCGTCCTGCTTGCGCTTGCGCCGGTAGTCCCTCGCACGCTCGGCGGCGCTCATGGCCTCGCCGTACTTGGGTGGCCTGCCCTGCTTGCGCGGCAGTTGCATTTCGACGGTGCCAGGGTCTTTTTCGTCACGCATCACGTTACTCCTTTTGATGCGTTTATATTATCGTGATGCGTCACTAAAGTCTAATGATGATTAGTTATGTGACGCGTCACGAAACTACATCTGCAAGGTGGTTGGCGGCGTCGCGGTGTTCGTGGTGTAGGCCTTGTTGTCCGGGAACGTGCCCTGCGTGCGCGGCCCGTACTCAATGACACCGCCTCGCACCCGGTCGCGGTCAGCGCCGCCGCCGTCACTCCCTACGGTCGCAACGCCAGCAGCGCCGCCGCTCCCATCGGGGGCCATGTTGTAAAGCCGTGCGTCCTTCTCACGAATGGGCGCGGTCCAGGGCCACGCGGTCGCCACCATGATGTGCTTGCCGGCCGACAAGCGCACGCCGTAGGTGACGACGCTGACGCTATAGCCCAGGGCGCGCAGCTGCGTGAGGTCCAACTCCTCAATGACGTTATTGCTCTCGTCGATCCATTGGACCCATGCCCGGTCCTGATCCCCTACCCGCGCACGCGCGGACAGCCGTATGCGGCCCTTGTTGGCCAGCTCGGCGACATAGCGCTGTTCCTGCGTCAAATCCGCGAGCGGATCGGGCGGCGGCGGCTGGATCGGCACGCTTGGCGCGCCATTTGCCAAGCCCGCACCCACGTGCGTGGGCTTGTTGGCCTGGCTGGCCGAGGCCACCGGCTTGTTTGGATCGGAACGATCCTTCGTGAAGTAGTGCACGAAAAAATAGATGCCGACACCACCAACGACGATGAAGATGGCAGCACGCACCGCCATCGCTGCCCAGACGTTTTTGCCGCCCTCTTCGTAGACCTCAGTGTTTTCGGCACCAGGGGCATAGCCGTCATACAGCGGAAAAATGGCCGGGTCGTACTTGAGCGTCTGCCCGCCCACCTTCTCGAACTTCCCCGGCGAGGTGGTGTGGAAATACGTCACGCGATATCGGCCCTTCATGCCGATGGCGGTGAGCTTCTGAAACGTGTTTTTCTTCTCGATGCGTGCCTTCACCGCCGAGTGAAGACGGTTAATCCATTGCGTCATGATTACGGCATCGCCGCCGTTCTGGCCGAGCAGCGCCCAGAAATTCTCCACCGCCGAAGCGAGCGGCTTACGCTCATTGACGTAGAACTCGTGCACCTCATCAATGACAACCAACGCATCTTTGAATTCGTCTGGAATGCACCACTTGCCCGACTCATCCTGCGTGCACGCAAAGAGCTTGGCGACATCCTTTGTGTCGACCAACACGAGCAGCTGTTGCACATCGCTTTCGGCAATGCCCAGGTGCTTAGCAATGCGATCAAACCGCAAGCCGTTGAGACGTGCGAACACGCGCCGGCCCTTCTTGAGCGCCGGGAGAATGTGATTCTTTACCGCGTCGTAGCTCTTGCCAGCACGCGGCACACCTTCGTTGAAAACTAGCATGTCACCAAATCCCGACCGTCAGCACGCGTCGCAACAGATAGAACACCATGGCCGCGCCGATCATCACCAGCGCAGGCCCGATCTTGAACACATCGGCGAACCACAAGATTGTGCTGCCGGCGTTACCGAGCATGCCGCCAATGCTCTGGCCCTTCATGAAGTCGGGCATCGGCAGCAACGTCAACACGTAGAGAATGGCCGCGAGACACTGTTCCAGCAACATCACGAACAGGTCGCCCACGAAATCGACAATCGCCTGCCATACCAGTTTGACGGCACGCCAAAGCCATGCGGTCAAATCGTTGAACCAACCTGCTTGCATATTATTGTCCTCAGGTCACAGCGATGCGCAACGCGGCGTATGCGGCAATGGCGAGGATCACCCAACCAGCTGCACGAAGAAACGCAAGGAAATCGCCGCCACAATGAAAGTTGATCGTCATGGCGTCCCAAAACTTAGACCCCGCCAGTGAAAACACCGGACACGAACCGCCAGATGGAACTTTCATGAAATTCGTGATGCCGGCAACCATAGGTGTAGCCCGCACCTGCGTATTGAATTTGCTCAGCACAGACTCAGCAGTCTTGTCGCTTTTCTTGTAAAGCTCGGACATGGGAGCGCCTTCGCCGCCTTCACCATCACCGGGCGTCTTACCATCACCATCACCAGGGGTATGACCGTCACCATCACCATCACCATGGCCATCACCACCACCGTCTCCACCACCATTGCTACCGCCGTCTCCACCACCATGGCTACCGCCGTCTCCACCGCCATCGCCGCCACCATCACTACCGCCGTCACCGCCACCATCAGAACCACCATCACCATCACCGCCACCATCATCACCGGGCTTCGAAGGTGGCGCATCACCAACAGAACACGTGGCACCGCTGGGATACATACCATTGCCCTTTTCACCGCCGATAGTGAAGTTGTAGAAGCAGCCATCGTCACAACTGGCACCACTACCATCAGAAGAACTTGCCCCGATCATTGGGGGGCGGGTAGAACACAATTTCCCGAAGTACCAACGCCGCGAGTTACGAAAACCTGTCTCGAAATTTTCATTGTTCCGGCAACGCACCTCAACGCCATAGCGATCTGCGCTATCCAAATACACCTGATAGCTCACCATGACCCATGTGCCGACGGTCTTGCAGTAGCCCGCAGCGCTGGCGTCAGCTGACGCATTCTGGTACGCCTGACCCTGATCGCAACCGTTAATCTCAGGCGTGCAAGGCGCTATGTCCTCGGCTGCTGCACCCGTAACAAATAACAGCCCAAGAACGATCACTAGGAGCCAACGCATCACGCATCCAACCCCTTGACGCCTGCCCAGCCACACAGCGCGCCCATGAATCCACAGAATAAGAGAACGATCATCGCCCTACCCCTGAAAGAGAGAGGGCGACACCAAAGTGCCGCCCTGCCCTCACCACCATTAGCCGAAGAAGCTTGCGACCTTCTTGGCACCCCACTTGGTGAAGCCCACCAAGGCAATGATTGCGGCCGCTGCGATCATGGCGGCAGCAGCTTCAGTACCGCTCACGCCAGACAGAATATCACCCATATTTAACTCTCCTCATTGATTGATTTACCGGTCGTTGAACATGCCTGCGACGCTGCCGGCGAGGCGTCCCAGGACGAACCACACGATCACCAAGCCGCAGCAGCCGGTGGACCACGCTACGGCGTCCTCCTTGCTGGGCATGGCGAACGCTTCTTGCACCAGCGCATACACGCTGTATTCGCTACCAGTGACCAACACGTAACCGCTGCACTCGCCAACCGATTGGCCGGTGGGCACCAACGTGCCATCCGCTCGCAGGGCTACGCACACGGCCATGGGTTAGGCGACCCGCGCCGCAGGCTGTACGGCTTTGGAAGTGGCATCCGGGATCAGGCGGATACGACGACCGAATTCGAGACCACCGAATTTGTTGTTCTGCAACGACTTGGGATCGATGATGTAAAAACCTTCACCGTAAGGCGCTTGATCCTCATCGAGCCCGATGGTGAAAGGCAACGGGAAATCTCCATCGCGCAGCACAGCTGCGGTCTGCTCACGGAAATGCGTGGCGGGCTTACCCTCACGCGCAGGAAAGGAACGAACAGCGACAGCGGAACTCATGACTTGGACTTTCATAGTTGGACTACCTTCCAGGCGAATGTCCGGCCGAAAATGAATGTGACTTTCCACGGAGACGGCCAGAACTCTCCGGTAAGCCTGTCGAACCATCCGCCCTTTGCTTTGCGGATATCCGCTTCCCCGCCGAGAGCTTCACGCGCATCTTTCGGGGCTTTCCACCAGCGCAACTCGCGCTTGGATTCGGTATCGAGTCCACCAATCCCATGGGTGCGGAAGCCTTTGGGAAAAGCTCCAGCTGTAAGGGCAGTGAACTTGCTCGCGTATTTCGCGAGATAGCCGACGCAGTTACGGGCTTTCTCGATTTGGGATGTGCCATGGGGCCACCAACCGCGTTGATCGACTTTGCCGAAATACATGCCCGTGGGAACCCACAGCATCACGTGGTAGTGCGGTCGGAATCGCTGGGTAAGTTCTCCAACCCATACGTAACGAAAGCTTTCACGATTCCACCGTGCGCGCCCAGATTTAAGGCGATTGAAGTGGCCGCGCATGCGTTTAAATAGTTCGCTAACGTCACGAGGGCTGCTGTCGCTTCCATCACGGTAGGTGAGCGTGAGGAAATACCACGCCCCCCGGAAGGAACCTTTTTTCGCTTCCTGGTCATGCAGACGTGCTCCGGTAATCACGGACTTTCGCAGCCGTTGCGCCCGCGCTTGCAGCGGGTCAATTTCGATGGTCACGGTGCCGGTCGTAGAGGCCCGCGTGTCACTTGTTTTGTAATGGACAAGCCCAAGGGCCAGCGCTGCGCGCTGGCCCTCTGCGGTCAATGCGACCGGATGCGCCGCGTCGAACTCACGCACGCTTGTACCGACCACACGCTTGTTCTTTTGGATCTTCTCTGCGGCGATTTCAGTGCGTCGCGTAGCGGCCTGCATGACGCCCACAGATGCATCGAACGCGGACAACTCACGCGATTGCGTGGGTTGTTCCTGCATTCGAATGCGCGCGTTTTTCGAGGTGCATGCAACGCACAACCCACCTGGCAAAAAATAGGCAGTGGTGTCGCCGCAGAACGAGCATGTGCCGTCAGACATCGCTCTCATCCTCAGAGAGCGAATCAAAAAGCACATCGAAGCAGTCATCGCACAACACACCTTCTTCAGTGCAATGCGAAAAGGCAGCGCGATCCAACCGGCCACACAGATCACACTTGAAGGTAAGAAAATAAGAGTCAGCCACGGCGCACCTCTTCGGCGTCGTCGCGGTCGAGGTATCCGACCTGGCGCAGAACAGCGAACAAATCTACAGAGGCAGAAAACCAATCGATGATCACCGTGAGGGTGCCATCACTGTTCCTGAATTCACTGACTCCCCTGTTAAACGAGGGGAGTCCCAGATCCCGCGAGCCGTCAGCCATGCGCGTAGAACTCCACAGCAGCGGTTTCACAGGCGCGAGCAGCACTGCGCGAGGCGTGCACGCTCTGCTCTACCAGCCGGCCAGCGAGGCGCACCGTCAGGCGAAAACGGCGAGTGCGGCGACCACCGATCACGGTGTGATAGGTGTCGATATGGGAGACGACCTCAGTCATGGGCAACCCCGCTGAAATAGGCGATGAGACCGGCAGGCGTCAGGAACAAGAACACGCCACAAACCCATGTCCACGGCTCAGGCAGGTAATAGGCACCGATGATGAAAAGAGAGATGAAGGCAGCGAGCGCCCACACGTAGCCGATGCACTTTGCGAACTCCTTCATGCGACGACCTCCATCTCACTTTCAGCGCTACAAATCGTGACGCGTCGCGAAATAGTCGGCGCGACCAAGGCAACGTAGCTTTCGATGATGAAGACCTGTTCTCGGTGTGCGCGCAGCGCAGCTTCGGCGCGACGGTCAAGAATCCAGGCAACCAATCGGGCAAGGCCGATGATCGCGGTCAGCGCGGAAGCGCCGAGCAATGCCAGTGTGTTGGTGTCCATGAAGCCCCTATCCCCTGCCGCTTGACGCGGACCCCGGAGGGGAACCGGGGGGGGCGCGAGTCAAACGCAATTTGACTGCGGACTTTGTATAGTGGGACTTAACTATCAGTCAAGCAAAATTTGACATGAACACCCAAAATAAATTGATTGACATGGCTGTCAAAGTGTGTAATCCGCCGAATGCAACAGGGCTAGCGAAAAAGCTGGGTGTGACGAAAGCAGCCGTGAGCATGTGGAGACACGGCGGGAAGATCAAAGACGATCACCTGATGGCCCTGATAAACGTGGCTCAGGCCGACCCAGCGCTGGCGGTACTAGTCCGCACCGAGGGCGCAGAAACGGCGGATGCGAAAAGGGCGTGGAGCGTGGTGTGGGACAGACTGTCCCCGGTCACTACGGTGATCGGGGCACTCGCGTTGGTGGCAATCGGCATGCACACAGGGGCGCATGAGGGGCTGCTAACAGCCCTCTCCCAGGCCGCCATAACGCCACCGTCTATAAATTATGCGAAATCGTACTGTTGACGCTGCTTTGCACTGTGGCGGCCTATTACTGCCGGTCCCTCCACAGGAAGCGGACTGGACAATGACGGTTGACACCTACGAGCGCGTAGACCTGACCGGCCCTCGGGCCGGTTTTGGTTTTCAGGGACATCGATTCTTCACACCAGAAAATTACGACATCGAGCCGTGCGGCATGCCCGCGAACGCCTACTGCCACCAGGTCTCCGGGAAAGCGCAGAGGTGATCTACCTGCGGGACGTGATCCGTAGGGGCGTCGCCCCTACACCCTGAGTCTACAATTCACGCTCACAAATCGGAGGCGGCATGGAAAGCAGATATCGGGAAGCAGAGTCATCAGACCTTATGATGGCAGATTGCACTTGGCGGGTTCATAGCGCTACTTGCGCATAGCATCGTCGTTGGGCTTTACATCAGATACGAGACACAGCAAGCGATGACGCAGCTTGAAAGAGAATCGAAACTGGCGACGCAGCAAATGCAGCGCGCACTTACGCAGAACGTGCAGAGACCCAGGCAAGCGCCAATTATGCGGGAATATGACCCGCCAAGGCCGTTAGGCGACGGCGAGCGTTGCCTACAGGGACGCCGTTTCAAACGAGTGTCGAACGGCTGGGTGCAGCTGCCGCACGATCCCTGTTAGTCGTGCATCCCCCGGCAACGGACCATTATTTATCTGACGCGTCAGACATCGTATGGGTAGCGCTCCTGCATATCCCGCGCGTAGATAAATGCGAACTGACAGATATCGACGTCCCCCCATACTGAGTAGCAGTCGGGTTTAGAGTCCGGGTTTGATGATATCGCTATTGGCCAACTGCTTGGCATACGTTGCCGACGTCATTGCACCGATTGCTTTCTTTGGGCGGTGTTCGTTGTATTCGCGGCGCCAGCGTTCGATCTCGGTGCGCGCATGCAGCAGCGTTGGGAACCAATGTTCGTTGAGGCATTCGTGGAGTAGCCGGTCGTTGAAGGATTCGACATAGGCATTCTGGTTCGGTTTGCCAGGCTGGATCTGGCGTAGCTGCACACGAGTGGCATGCGCCCAGGCGACCATGGCCTTGCCACAGAACTCCTTGCCGTTGTCCGTGCGGATCATCTTCGGCAGGCCACGACTGTGTGCCAACCGATCCAGCACGCGTGTCACCCCGTGGCCGGAGATGGCGCGTTCGACCTCGATGGCGACTGCCTGGTGTGTCGCGTCGTCCACGATCACCAGACACTTGATCGCCCGACCTTCGGCGGTGCGGTCGAACACGAAGTCCAT